CCAGAACGTAGGAGCCCAATGTGTAAAAGGGTCCTTTGTCAAGGCGCTGACCCGGGCAGCTCATATCCTATCTCGTGAGTTTAGTCTCACTAGGATTCCAGATTTTGGTAAATCTGGGAGTTGTCCGGAAGTCAGGCAGGTGTGGGAGAGATGGGCAGAAGAAGTCACTCCTGGTGGTAGACGTCGATGGCGGTACCGCATGGCTGTCAAAAGCTGTGCGCGTATCTTCGATAGCGTCTGTCGTCGTTGTGATCCTTCTGCCCGAGGAGATGCACGTGATGCGTGGGCCGAGAGTGTAGGTAAATATGACCTCGAGGGAGAGCTCCGTTGCTCAGCTCATACCGAGGAACTCAAGGCTCACGTTCGCGTGCTAATTTCGGGGTGGGGGGAGAGGTTGGCGGATTGTCGCAAAGACGTCCGCGATCCTTACATCCCCTCGGACGTCTACGTCCCTGACCAGCAGGGGTGTAGAGAAACCAAAAGAGGTGAGGGAGGTACCTTGGGTACTTGCAGGTGCTGCTTTGATGGGGACTTCAGTCTCGTTAGACGCGGTGTCGCCAAGACCAAGGGAAAGTACAGAGTGGTTACGATGCAGAGTGCGACGGTTAAGCGTTGCCTCCGTCCTATTCATAACGCTCTGTACGATCATCTCACCTCTTTCGATTGGTGTGTTCGAGGGGATGTTAGTAGGGAGGATTTTCTTGCTGTCTGCGATGCGGGCGAGGAAGATATAATTAGCGGTGACTACAAAGCCGCTACTGACAATATATATCTTTCTGCCGTCCGTGCTATCGTAGAGGTGATCGCGGAGGATGGGAGATTGAGTGAGGAGGAGAGAGAGTGTCTCGTTGGTAGTTTCGAGAACTTGCGGTGGCTTTCGTGCACGGGTAAGGAACACCCGATTATGAGGGGCAGTATGATGGGAAATTTGGTCAGTTTCCCTCTTCTGTGTCTCATTAACAAGGCTTGTCACGATATGGCCGCCGTAAGAGCTTACGGGCCGGAGAGGAGAAGGGTTGGCAGGTTTAACGGCGATGATTGTCTTTTTCAGGGCAATTCTGTCATGTACGCAGAGTGGAGGAAAGTTACCTCTACGTACGGTCTCGTCGTCAATGAGAAGAAGACGATGGTTTCTCGTCATTGGGCTGACCTTAACAGTCAGACCTTTGACGTACGCCGTCGTCGTCTTGTATCCAAACCTGTTCTTTCTTTTCTTCTTCCTTCTCGGGATGAGCCCGGTGAGATTCTTTCTTCTGTCCTCAAAGGGATTTCTTCGTTTAAGCCTTGCGTCCAGCAATGGATTGTCAATGTGCTGATGCGTTATGAGATTTCCCTTCGAGGCTTTACTCTTTCTTCCATTCCCTCCGCGTGGTGTAAGATCCTCGTGAAGAGAAAGTGGTTTAGGAGATTGGTTTGGGATGGCCCTGCCGGGTCGGTTGAGAAAATCCATTTTGAAGGTAAGCCGCTTGACCGTGGTTTGCCTTCTGTGGATCGTTCTTTTCCGACTACGGTGGGATTACCTCCCTTACCGTCCGTGTTGCGGTCTGTAGAGACCCTTTGTGCCAAAATGTCAAAGGCTCACACGGATGATTGGACCGGTGTTCGCGTTAGGCCTATCTCACGCAAGATAGATAGGTCGACCTTTCGCGCTCGGTACGATTCTCGCTCCTCACCTCTTCCTCTTACACGGTTTACGGGCGTGTGTGTGAGATGGGGTTTTCTTTGGCCGACGAGCCTTTACCACATGATCAGTGAGGAATATCCTCAACTTCTCCTTTCTGATCATGAGGCTCTCGTTCGGCAAGAATACCCTGACTCCCCATTTCTTGTGCTTCGGCACTCGTTTTGGGTCACACGCCCGCGGATTCCTCCTATTCCCCCGCCTCGTTTTTACCGATCCCTGTCCTTAGGGTCGGATCTTCTCCTTCCGCTTCTGCTTCGGCGTCTTGACCGAGTTGCATAGCGGGCGTCGTAGCTGGGAGGGCTACAATTGTCGGTTTATCTTCCGCGTGTATCAAGTGATCGGCTAGCAGAACGGTGTGATGTCCAAGCATCCAGTCCGTCGATGGCCTTCGGGTTGGGGATAGGGAACTATGTCTCCCTTTAACTTCGGTTCCACGATCACTTGCTCTGCACGCTTCAGAAAAGAATTATATGCGTTTCACTCTGTCGGTCCTGCCGAATCCTCACTTTCGATTTAGGGCTTCACAATCCCACTACCTCGCGAGAGGCCGCCAACTATGGGGAAGCGGTTAAAAAGGTTCGAAAGGAGCTCACCCGGTGCGTGGACTGGGCAACTGTTATACGTGCGCGTCCCTGGCAGCAGAGTGTAGTTAGCATATAATTCTCGGAAGGTATTCCTGCTTTGGGGCCCGCCCCTGGAAAACCAGCATTTCTCTTTGTCGGACGAAGCGTCATTGCTTCGGGGGGTGACACCCCAGATTAGCGATTCCGACATGAGACTCTACGCTGAGTATAA